GCTAATTTTAAGTTTTTTATTTGGCGAACATCAATAGCATCGTCTAAGTCAATACCTCCGCCCTGTAATGCTACTTGTATATTTTGTTCTAATTTAGCCTGTTCTTCTTCATCTGGTTCTAATTCTAAGAATATACCAAAGTCAAATAGGTTTAACTCTTCTATTTCTTTTAATGTTTTAACATTAAATACAGATATTGAGTTTCTTAAAGACTCAGCTGTTAAAGGAAAATTTAAAGCATCAGCTATTTTAAGAGATATATTTTCAGCAGTTTTTAATGTTATATATAGACTAGACTGATTAATATGTTTAGTTGCAGTATTAGATGCGCTAGCCGCTAATTTCTGTAATCCTACTAAAGTATTACGATCTGGCAAACTACCATCTCTAGCCTCATTAAGCCCTGTTACATCTCGTATCATTTGCAAATAGTATTGATACGTTTGTATTAAGCTTTGTATTTTAGCCCCACCATTGCTTGTTTGCAGTTCTTGAATTGGAACTTTACCTCTATTTAGCTCACCGTCTTGTGTTAATGATCTACCTACAATAGAACCTGTTTGAAAATACATATTCAACGCTTCAGCGGGATTATAGTTTGTACCGTTGCCTAGGTCAACTTCAGCAAGTCCATCCATATCTAAGTAAACGCCATCTGGTACCATGCGAGATAATACTTGTTGTAATTTTAAATGTGTAAGCTGAATCATATCAGCAAAACCAATACATTTGCTAACTAAAGAATCAATACGACCCTTGTACATCCGTGGCGCGCAAATAGAATAATTCATTTCAACTTTAGTAGTATCAGCATAAGGCCTAGACATGTTTTCAGCAAGCTCCCACTTTAACATTGTGTCAGTTCCTACTACTTTAGCCCCTGTATAAAGAACCTCAATAGATCTAGAAACTCTTTCAAACATATCACTTTCTGGTGGATTAAACGTATCAGGCTTTTCAATAGCCTTCATTAATCCTTGATCTGTTTGTTTTATTTTAAATACTTGATCTTCGTATGTTTTATAATCAAAATATAAAACCTGAACAGTGTTTTCATCATATCCGCCCCAACCAGTTATGTACTGTCTATTGCCTGGCATTTTTTTGGATACGTTCTAATTCTTCATTAGAAATATCTGGAAACTCTTTTTTAAGCTCTGGTATTGTTATAGATTTTATTTCACCTACGTAATATATATCATCAAAGTTAGGATCTTCTGTATATGAATAAACCATATAAGCTGGATCTACATAATCTAATGTAATACCGTTAGCTGTATTAAAATTTGTTTTAGCAGCAGCAATACCACACGTGACTAAATCCATGTTTAATCTTCTTCTTATTAAGTCGTATTTATTTTGCGCAAAAACAGTAGATATAGCTTCTTCTTCAGCTATTTCAATAGATTGCTTATAACCCAACTGCATGTGAAGCTCAAGTTCTTCTTTTGTTTCTGGAATAACTAATGATGGATCTTTTTGATATAAATCAATACCTAATACTTGCTTAAGATTATTTATATAATCTTTTGCCATCATACTCTCTTGTATTTTAGCCGCGTATTCAGTTCTTTTTTTAGTAGAACTAGGATCTTGTGCGTAAGCTTTTATATCATAAGCTTTTTGAGATATACCGTTAACTACAATGTCTACAAATTTAGATAAAATCGGAACTGGCTTCCAGTCTAAATTTAAATAAGACAAATCACCATTAATAGATAATTCATCTTTATATTTTTGAACTGGCTGCTCGCCTCTTGCGTAGAGTCTAAGCGTATTAAAATTATTCCAATTTGTTAAATATCGATTTCCGTTAGTTCTTCCAGATTTAAACCATTCGTACTCAATAGCCATAGCAACTTGACTACCATACTCCATACTTGCTTTCTCTGCATTGCTTACAACTTGACTTGGAAACGCGCTATTTGAATTAGTGTATATATTCATTTAACTTATTATTTTGGATGTAGCTCCTCTATTGTCATATCTTTTTATACCTAGGTCTACAGGTTTTAAATCTATTTTATTCACTGGTGAATACCTATGCTTGTTACAAGCCATAAGAGCCAATCCAGAACTAATAGAGGCATCGTGTTTTGTTCTATTGTTTATATTAAATTTTGCCCAGTCTTCTAAAGTTCTTTGAAAATATAGATCTCCATAACCAGATTCTTTTAATCCTACAAAATTTTCAATATATGTTTCTATAGCTGATGCGTGAGCTTGTTTTATATCCTCACTTGAGTTTGGAATTCCACCTATTTCTCTTTCGGTTATAGATAATTTGCTGTATTTCTTATCAGGTCTATTCATTGCAAAGCCTCTATATCCTCTTTTTTTAAAGTAATATAAAAGTCTAGGTTTATTATTTTCTACAAGTATTGGCATGCCATAAAAAACACAAGCCATTAATACGTCTTCAAAAAATATTTCAGCTGTTTGAGGTCTAGCTATATATTCTAAGAAAAAATGATTAGCAGGAGAGTTTTCCATGCTAAATTTTGTTAGGCCGTGCAAAGATCCTTTTGAACCTCTTTTGTCTACTGTACCTGATATATCATATGGATCACAGCCAAAAGCACCAACGTGTTCATTTGAAGGATAATTAGTTCCATATTTAGAGTATCTTTTATTTTGCATCTCTGCGTCTGGAACCCAAGATATTAAAAACCTTCCGTCATTGTTAGGCACAAATATAACATTAGTATCTTGTTCAGCATTTTGCCATTGAAAAGATCCTTTAGTTACACTTAAAGAATTTTTTAAATCTTCATTATAATCTATTTGTTCATAAATTTTAGTTAGATTAAATAAAGATTCTTTAGATTCATCTCTAAAAGCGTGCTTAGTAGTTCTTGGAAATTGTCTGTAAAATTCATTTAAAGCGTCTTGATCTTGCTTAAGACCTTCAACTTCATTATCCCAATACTCTATTACACCTAAATCTATTGTTTCACCCTGGGGTCCTTGCCTTGGTTTTTTTGGCGTGTCGAAGACAGGTAGTCCATAAGAATCAATGTATCCTTCGTAATTCCACTCCATAGGTATAAACAAGCTATATAATCCAGAGCGAGTTTGTCCATTCGCGTTTCGTTGAGTGACGTCTGAGTCATTGTATAGTTTTTTAAAATTGTCACCGCCTTTGTCTAATGAATTACTAGTTGAACCCATCATGCATTTACCTATGACTCTACTACCTAATCGTAGACACGTTTTCGTAACCCTCCAGTTGTTGAGGATGTTCGTCGGACGCTCCCATTTACCGCTCTCGTCGTGGACGAGTAACCTGAGTTTCTCACCGTCGTACGAGTTGTCACCGGTGTTCTTCCAGTCGATCGTGGTGTCAAGCCCGTCGAGTTCTCTAAGCGTCTCGTTGTTCTCAAGCTTCTTACGGGTGTATTTTGTCGCGGGTACTCTGTACGCAAGTTCTGTCTTGGGGCGGTCCATACCGTCCTGAATTGGTTTGAAAAAGAAGGGGTAATTAACTGATATCGGTACAACCTTGTCCGTAAACATCTTCTTCGCGTCTGGTCCAGACTTTGATAATATTCCAAACCTAGAGTCGCTTGATATGGTTGCCATATTAACGCACTCCCCGGACGCCATAAATGAAAATCCAGATCGTCTATTTTTAAGGTAGCACATTCCATATGACCTATGATCGGCCTTACAAGCTTCCCAGAATATGTAGAATAATCTGTTTGATTCCCTAAAATCTGGTTGCCCAACATCAATTTTGGACCACTGCAAGTACATATAGTGAGTACCAGTAAGGTAAGTAGCCACATTCTTATTATAGAACCAAAAGCCTTCTTCCCTGCGGACGAACTCATTATCGATGTAATCATACCATTTTTCTTTAAAGTCTAGTGGATATTGTTCCCAATCAAATACTGACTTTATTTTTTTTAATATTTTAGGATATTCCGTGTATTCCCACCTGTTAGTTTCAAACTTATGTAGATTCTTAGCTATTGGTAAAGCTATTTTTAAGTTTTGTATTTTGTATATATCACCTATTGTACCGTCTTTACTTATAACAATAATGTCGTGCTCTTTGTTATAACCGTACTCCCATTTTTTATAACGGTTCATACGTTTTAAAACCTTAGGCTTTATGTGATCTTTTAAAATTTTATATAACGCTTGTTCGTACATTATTTCTTAGATCTTCCTTCAGCAAAACCTTTAAAAGTTCTTTCTTCTTTAACTTCTTTAGGTTTTTCGTTTAATAAGTTTTCTTCTTCTTCAATGCGATTAAGTATTTCAAAGGCATCGAATATAGCTAGCTTTTTTGTGGCCGCTGCGTTTTTAAGTCTGTCAGCTGATATGTCATCATCTGAATCAACAATAGCTTCTTTAGCTACTTTGATTAACTCCTCAACTGCTCGCTGCCCAGCTTGGATTATATTCTTCTTCGTTTCCTTGGTGTTCATACTTAATTACAATATCATTAGATTTCATACAGTAAAGTCTCTTTCCTTCAACTAAAAACTCCCATTCACCATTAGGTGTATAGCCAACTAGGTCTCCTGGGTTTATTTCTAGCGCTTCTAAGGAATTATTACTATATTTTAATATACCAATAAGCTTACGCTCTTTATCAAGCGTTAGAGAATCATTACTTTTTATAGGTGTTATAAAACATCTGTCACCAACAGTGTTCCAACCGTTTTTATTTTTATATAAATAAACCTGGTCAAGGCTGCAGAA